TATAATAAGCGAATGGGTTTGCGCTTTTGGCTTCATCAAATTGGAGTCCCACCTGTGCCAGCTGCACCAATGCTTGGGCCTTCATTTCATCCAGATAAGTATAACCTCGCCAATTTCCTCGATGACCATAACGGTCCACTAGTTTGATCCACATTGCTGCCAATCGGTCCGTTATTTTGCCGCCAGTTAAGGTGAACTCACCATTCTTGTAATGACTCTTGCCCACACATTTCCACGTGTTGTTTTCAAAAATCCAGTGTTGAAAGGGAGGAAAATTACACCTAATGTGTTTCTCAGCTTGATTTTTGGCTTTGTCAGCTTTGGCAGGGTTCAACGGAATGTGCTCAAATGTCATGAGTCGCACAACAATTTCCTCCAAAGGCACATCATCTAGCGTAAGAGAAGATTCAAAAGTCTTGCTGCCACTGGCTTTCTTTTCTTCAGCTATTTTGTTAGCCAGCTTTTTGTGCCGGGCAGCGTCCAACACTTCTGGAGTTGCTGCCACAAGATCATATACAATGACATCAAAATCAGAGTATTTTTTGTCAACAAATTCACAAAACGTAATCTTGCTTTCATGTATTGCAGACAATAAATCTTTGTTTGTTAGATATTTGATCTTGGGAACCAATGCCATTCGAGTCCTTTGTGTTTGAAACCCTAAATTTTGCAATTGGTTGCAGGAGATGTCAAAATGGACAACAAAGTCTGTTAAATAATTCAATAGATTGCTAAAAGATTATGTTGGGGCCTTGCAATGAAGCTGTTTAACCTACTACCACAAGTGAATCTCTCTTTAACTGAGGCCAAAGCCCGTATTGAGCATCCAGAGGACATGATATTTGATGATGGGTTGGACGGTGCCAAAAGAGCTTTTCATATACTGAGTGCAACTGCCCACAAGCCAGAATATGTTTCCATCAAGTTTGATGGAACTCCGGCCTTGATCTTTGGCTGGAAAGATCACAAATTCGTGCTCACTGACAAAGCTGGGTTCAGCAGCAAGAAGTATGATGGGCTGACCACAAGCCCTGAGGCTATTGTGAACATGCTCATGAGCAGGAAAATGAAAGACACTAGCCCCAGTGCAAAAAGTGCTCGACTGGCATATGCCAACAAAATAGCCAGTCTCTACCCATTGTTGAAAAAAGTTACCCCAAAAGGATTTATCGGTTACGTTCAATCGGATTTGTTGTGGACTGGTGTTCCGCCCATAGTTGATGGCGCTTATGAATTCACTCCCAACAAAATAACCTACCGCGTTCCCCTCAACAGTCAGTATGGTGAAATGATCGGCAACAGCAGTGCAGGAGTAGTTATCCACAGTGTTTATCAAAGCCCCTCTGATCAAGAACCCGAAGCATTGAGAAATGTTGCAGATTATGGTTTCAGGAGTGATCTTGGCCTGGCTATCTTGCCTCATGAAGCCACCATGCTCACCAGTTTGAAGTTGGATAAATCCTTGGTTGACAAACTGTCACACTTGTTTAGAGTGCACGCAGTGAGTGTGAAATCATTCTTGGATAGAGGTCAGCTAGAGACGCAGAAAATTGCTAGTCTTCCAGGCTACATGAAAAGCTTTTTGGCCAAAAAGGCAGAAAAAGGCAGCTCAAATTTTTCACATGTTGCAAGAGAGTTTTTGGATTGGTTTACAGGGATCAACAGTCCTGCAAGCCCAGGCATGCAGGAAAAGTGTTTGAAATGGATACAGAGCCACATGCATGGTTACAACAGTGTGTGGCGCATTGTGAGTTTGTTGAACAGCTTGAAGCTGGACCTCAAAAGCCAGATGGACAATCAAGCTGGCTCAACGGTGGGTGCCAGTTTGGGAGGCCAGCCTGGCCATGAAGGCTTTGTGGCAGTAACCCCAACTGGTATTGTTAAGTTTGTGAATCGTGCACAATTTATGAGAAAAGCGCAACCTGAGTCACTTATGGAACAAAGCACAAAAAGCGTTGTCTGGACCTTTGGCCGAATGAACCCTCCCACTTTGGGTCATCAGCATCTGGTGAACTTGATGGCCAAACATGCTGGTGACGATGACTATTGGATCTTTTTGAGTCATAGTCAAGACGGCAAAAAGAACCCTTTGCCTTGGGAAGAAAAGGTGGAGTTTTTCCAGCGCATTATGCCTGATCATGCAGAACATTTGGTGCAAGACCCAGATGTGAAAACACCACTACAAGCTGCTGAATGGCTCTACAACAAAGGCTATCGAGATTTTGTGTTTGTGGCTGGTGAAGATCGGGTCAAGGGCATGAGAGAGCTCTTGGACAGTTGGAACAGTCCTGAAATACGTGAGAAACATCAGCGTGAACCCATTCACATCAAAGTGGTTTCAGCTGGGGAAAGAAATCCCGATCACAACGGTGTCAAGGGCGTAAGCGGCACCAAGGCTCGTGAAGCTGTATTGAACAAAGACAAAGAAGCTTTTCAACAAGCTGTGGGTTTGGACCTTGAACTCAGCAACCAACTGTTTCAAGCTGTACGACGTTACCTCAAGCATCCACGGAACAAAGTAATGGAATCCAGTTTGCATCCTGCAGGCACAATTGTGACCTTGACCATGAGTCCACCACATGCTGCTCAATTGAAAGAATGGTGTGACAAAAATGGTGTTCCTTGCATGAACACTGATGAACTTCACATGACTGTTCTCTATAGTCAAAAGCCAGCCTCTCATCTCATGAGCATGCACGGTAATACAGTTGTTGTGCCAGCTAAAATTCAGGGATGGACCAAGCTGGGGGACAAAGCCCTATGCTTGGATCTTGATTGCGAAATTGCACACAAGTTTCATCACCACTTGAAAAGCAAGGGTGGGACTCATGATTTTCCTGATTTCATACCACACAGCAGCGTGAACTACAGTTGGATGGACCGAACTGATTTGCCGCAAGTTTTGCCTGATTTCCCTTTGTTGTTTGATCGCATTCAGGTCAAGCCACTGGACCCTAATTGGGGTCTCAAAACTTAAAGGGAAACCCCTGTGAGTTTGATTATACGCTGAGCTTCTTCCTGATCTTTGCGTTGATCACTGGGGCTTTTTTGTTTGTGCTTTCCAGTTTTCACATCCATTGTGGGTTTCCCAGTGGGACCCAATTTGTCTGTGCTTTGCAGCGTGTGAATCAACCCCTGCAATCCCTGCTCTATGCGTTTGTTGCCTTTTATAGCTCGCTGAATTGATTCCACACTGTCAAAACTGCTGGCTGTAAAGCGGGGTCCCAGCAGTGTTTGGGCTATGGTATCTGGATCTTTGGAGATAACACTTTCATCTTCACGATTCAACAAGCCACGTTGCCAACTGTATTTCAATCCCAAGGCTTTGGCAATGCTGCTCATGAGTTGGTTTCTTTCGGCACCACTGTAGTTGCTGGCATCCCCTGGACTTTGCATGCTGAATTTCATCCAAGATGGATCTTCATGAAAAAAGAAATCAGTTTGCACGAACCCGTTCTGGGCATCTCCAGCTATGGGTGTAAGTAAGTGAACTTCACCTGCAATTTTAACATGGTCTTTGGGATTTAAACCTTGACCAATTGCCCAGTTTTCCAAACTTTGGCCAAATGCTTTCTTGGAAATTTTGTTGCTGTCCACAACAATGTCTATATCACCACTGCTGGCCTTCTTGCCCACACTGCCCAAGGTCATGCCATGCATGGGCAAGCCAGTGACTTTTTCCAGCCAGTCCAACGTGGGGCTGATTTGTGCAAGAAGGATACGGGAGGTCTTGGGTTTGCCATCTGCGGTTTTGAACACATTGCCGCCTTCAAACAAATTTTGTTGGGAAAGTTCAAATAATTTCATGATCCATTATTTAAGTTTCCGCTGGTTTTTTACCCATAAATATTCAACAAAGATTACAAGAGGACAACGTTCCATGCCTAGGTTTGGTGGATTTGGTATCAATACAGGCTCGCTCGTGGGTGGCCTTGTCAACAATGTAGTGGGAAGTGCAGCATCAGCTATTTTTCCTCGTGGCTTGTTTGGTGGATTTGGTGTAGGTGATGGTGTTAACTTGTTGGGCACACTCAACAATCAAGATCCCACCAACCGGCGTGTGAGCTTGCGTCCCCGGCCAGCTGCTGCCAACAGAGTATTGGGCAAGGGCTTGCTGGATCCATTGCGTGAAACCAACAATGGCATGGTTTGGCCTTATACGCCCACAATCAATTATCAACAAGACATTGATTACCAAACCATTTCCACAGTGCACACAAACCAAGACTTTCATGTATTTGCACGAACACCTGCAACCTCTTTCAGTGTTGATGGGCAATTCACAGTGCAGAATCAAAAAGAGGGCCGGTATGCGCTGGCTTGCATTCACTTTTTGAGAACCATGAGCAAGATGCATTTTGGCGAAAACGACAAAGATGCCGGCACGCCACCTCCTATTCTCTTGTTCAATGCATATGGACCTTTTGTGTTCAACAATTTGCCAGTGATAGTCAAGAGCTACATCATAGGATTTCCTGATGATGTTGATTATGTTCAAGTAGCAAGTGGATTACCTGCCAATAATCAACCCACTATTCCAGTGCGTCCAACACCAATAATTCGAACTCCCCAACAGCTTGAAGAAGCAGGCGAACCTGGACTAGCCTTGCAAGGCTTACCTGGTGTTACCCAGCCTGCCAACCGGAATTGGGACGATCCATTGAACAACCCACCAGGTGCAAGTGTTCAACAACCTACGCCGTCAGCCACAAAAGGTGTTTGGCTCCCTAGTTTGTTTAAAATTTCTGTTACATTGATTGTGCAACATACTCCTACTACATTGCGTAAGAGATTCGAGTTGCCCAAATATATAAATGGCGACAGCAGTCAAAGTGATTTCATCTAATGACAACAGTAACTTATCTTCGTAGCAGTCCGTATTATCGGACTCCACAAAATACCACATATTTGGGATTTTGGGTACCTCCATTACTTGCACGAACAAGTGATGATCTTGTTGTTACATTGGCACAACGCCATTTACATCGCCCTGACTTATTGAGTTTTGAATTATATCAAAATCCACGAGCCTGGTGGGTGTTTGCGATGTTAAATCCAGATCAAATTGTTGACCCAATATATGATTTTGTGCCCGGCATAACCATATATGCTCCTAGCCAACTAAGTCTTGAAAGCCGAATATAATGCCTACACCTCTTGTTACTAATCATTACCTTCGACAGATCTTGCGTGACTTAGCCCTGAAAGGGTTAAATTTTAGCCCTGAAGACAATGTCTTGAATTATCACGACAGATACACGTATCATTTACAATTAGTCTTGGTTAACGATAGAGAAGCCGAGGAAGATGATATTGATACAAAGTTGTTGAATAACGACGTTCGGTATATTGTAATTGCAGAAAGTGGGGTTACTGCTGGTTTCAACATCGTGGAATGTGAAATCAAGGATGCTGTAAGTCACAATTTTAAAACCAAAAATGCTGCCTCAGTAGAGGTTGATATGGTAATAGCTGAGCCTTATAACATGAGCCTTCCTGATAAAATGTTTGAAAGTAGCCGTCAAATTGGAGTTTTGAATTGGAGGTTAGCTCCTATATTTCTGATTTTGTGGTTTGACTTCTATGATGCTGATGGCAATCTAGTACCTTCATCACAAAATACATTTTATAAGGTTTACAAACTTAATATAGTTGACTTAACAAACACGCTTACAGCCGCAGGAACAATTTATCGTTTGAAAGCGGCTGTTAACAATAACATGGGTTTTAAAAACACCTTTTATGTCTTACCACAAACTTACACAATAACCCTGGGTGGTGGTAGTCAAGTAAGAACTGTCCAAAACATTGGTGGAGTTCAATTACCTGGGCAAGGCATAATTAATTTTGATAAAACTGTTGGTGAATTTTTTCAAAAATTGGAGAATGAACTTAACGACTTTTATATTGGCTTACGGAGAAGCCAACAACCACAAGATCAACAAACGCAAGTTGTGGTTTATCAGTTTTTTATTGCTGATGAATTGAAAAATCAAAAAATCAAATTCAATCCAAGAATAAACAATCGTAGGGCAAGTTTCCGGCAAGTGGGTGACAAAATTGAGATCATTGCTGGTCGAGGTATAAGCATTGGTGCCTTGGTAGATGATGTATGCGCATCTATTGAAGATGTACGCTTTTTTATACCTGATGATCAGTCTGGTATTGTGAGAGTGCCGTGGATTGAATGCGTGGTGAAAAATATTGGATGGGATTATTTGCGAAATGATTATATTAGGAATTTACAATTTTTCATAAATGTTAAAGAAACTCGTCGCGCTGTGCCTAGTCAAGATTTTGGAAGGATTTTCCAACTTATAAATGCATTTCACGATGCTAGACTAGCAAGTATCAATACAGATACAAGTAAGCTTCTAAAGAAAGCTTATTTGTATTTTTACACTGGCAATAATACAGAAATTATAAATTTAGATGTTCAATTTAATACACTTCATTGGATCCCAACGGCACTGACACAAAACACAGTTTTACCAAGCTCATTCAGTTCAGCACGAGCCTCTTTGAGTGAATTGCAGCAGGCGTTGAATATACGGCAACAAGCTCAGCAGCAATGGGATGCTGTACAGCAACAATTATTGGCATTACGAGGACAACGGGCAGGGGCATCTTTAGCTGACATTCCCGCCTTAGATCAACAAATTATTGCACTACAGCAACAACTTGCTCAGATAGAACAACAGGATGCTGCGGCACAACGAGTTCTTGCACAAGGATCATTAGTAGTGTTTGACCCTGTGATGGCGGAATCATTAGAAAATTTATATCAGCCTTTTGGGCAACTTGTTGCGCCTGTTACTGATTTAAGAGCTCAGCTTGAAAGAGAACGAACCGCAGCTCAAAGACGCAGAGCTCCTATTGAATTCACTGAAGATGAATTCAGCGTGAATAACAGGTCCATGCCAGCTCAGCTCACATATATTTCTGATCCCCGAGACCTAGTTAACACAGTGCGTCCACAAAACACTTCAGACTCTGATGTGCGACAAATGTATTCAAGTGTAACTCAACAAATTTATGCTAGAATGCAAGATATGGTTAACATCACTATGGAAATACGAGGGGACCCATATTGGTTAGGAGCGTCAAACTTAGAGCGAGATAGGCAGCTTTTATCCGGAATACCAGGATATAGGGGAGCAGCAGGCACACCTGGTACACCTGCTACACCTGTTAATGATGAGTTTGCAGTTTACCAACCGTACGATGCATTTTTTCTGCTAGCTTTCCGTGCTGGTACTATTCCTGACGAAACTACAGGATTTATGAATCTGCGTGATGACGTTGATTTTTTCAATGCACTCTATATGATGGTACAAGTAACACATATATTCAAAGAAGGCAAATTTACCCAAAGATGTGAAGCAACGCGAGATCCATTGAGTAATTTGGGAGACTCAAGAACAGAAATTGGTACTGTGCCACCAGTTTTGAGAACAGGTATAAATCAATAATTTGAGCATCTATAAATGGCAACATTAAGACAGACAGTAAATTTACCTGGTGCATATGAATTAGAGCCTGGGGGTTTACGTGCTACCTGGGATAAAATTTATCTTGGCTTGGTACGCGATGTAAATGATGCTCGCAATATGGGACGCATTCGCGTTTGGATTCCAGAACTAGGTGGGGCTATTGACAACGAAGCAACTTGGATAATTTGTGATTATGCTAGCCCATTTGCCGGCGCATCAAACATTGCTGATATTAACCTGAATCCCACAAGTTCACAAACAGACTATGGTATGACATTTATACCACCTGATCTCAATAATCAAGTGCTAGTGTGTTTTATAAATGGTGATCCCAGTCGCGGCGTTTGGTTTGGATGTTTGTTCCAAGTTGACCGCAACTTTATGACACCCAGCACGCCTGCTCAAAGTCCATCAAAACAAGACAGGAATCCTCTGACTGGAGGGCAACCTATATTTCAAGCCAGTTTTGAAGCTGCTCAAGAAGCTGGTGTTCCAGAACTTCCTGTAAGTCAAGGTGGCCCAGCACCCAGAGGGATGCAGCAAGGCATTCGCACAATGGGTATTCGCACGCCTTATGGCCATAGCTTGGTAATGGACGACACGCCCACTGATGCATTTGTTCGCCTCCAAACTCGTGGTTTGGCACAAATTGTTATCCATGACACCCAGGACAGGATCATTATCAACACCGGGCCCAATAGAGCCCGCATTGAGATGGACAAAGAAGGCAACATTGATATTTTTGGACAAAAAAGTGTCAGTGTAAGTGCCGGCCAAGACATCAACTTGCATGCAGACAGAGATGTGAATATTGAAGCTGGTGGCAGCATCAAAATGCGCAGCATTGACGAAACAAGGATGTATAGCAAGAAGCCTTTCAACATCAGCAGCGGTGGTGATGTTTTGGTTTTCAGCCAAGGCAATGCACACATTGTGAGCAACAGCAACATCTACAACACGGCTGTGGGCAGCTTGCAATACAGAAGCAACTATGGTATTTTTCTCACTAGTCAAGAAAACAACATTGACATCAAAAACTTAACTGGCAATATTCGCTTGTTTGCTGGAGGCAATGTTGATGCCAGTAGTGCTAGTGACATAAGGCTGCGAAGCATAAACGGAGCCTTGAGTTTGTTTGGTGAGGCCGATGTTAAAGTCAAGAGCAACAGCACTTTGAATTTAGTTGGAGGAGCTGATGTCAAAGTTCAAGGCAACGGATCGGTAAACCTGCGCTCAGGAGCAGGCAACGTTAACACAGGACCAAAAACTGAACTCAATGTGGCCAATTTACCTGATGCAGCCAGTCCCACAAGTCCAGATAGGCCTTTGACTGCTGTTCCAGGTGTAGTTGCGTTGGCACCTGACATCAGAACCGAAGAACGGATGCAACTTCAAAACGTTGTGAGTCCTGGACGCAGTGTGCAGATTGTTCAAACCATTGTGAGTAGACTGCCTGGTGCAGATCCTTGGAGACAGCGCAGTGTTGCAGGGCCTGGATACTCCAATACTGGGTTGGTACAGAGAAAAGACGCTCCTCCTGAAAGCACTTACAGAGTTGGGCAAGTGAGTCCTGCACAAGACAAACCTTTGCAAGTGTATGGTGTATTGAATGGCCAAACTGGATTGCACATTGGAGAAAGCTGGGATGAAAGTGGACAACCACAATACACTTTCAAACAGTTGGGGCCAAGAGTGTTGCTGCCTTCCACAGAATGGACAGTTAACAACCGAGGTATTCAACAAATAATTGATCACGAAGGATTGGGCGGTAACTTGATTGGCAAACCCTTTGACGACGCTTGTAAAAGTGGTCAGAAACTCATAGGCTATGGCCACTTGCTTACAAGTCAAGAACTACAAAACAATACTGTGACTTTGAACGCCACAGATGATTCAGGAACACAAATCAGCACCACATTGAACGTTAGTGAAGGCATCAGTGAAAGCAATATGAAAACATTGCTGAAAACTGACATCAAAAAAGTTGAAGGCAAAATTCACAGCAGCATTGGAAGCAACTTACTAACACAAGATCAGTTCAATAGCCTTGCTGACTTCATTTACAACGTTGGCTTGGACAATTTTGACAAAAGCGGTATAGCAGGCCTTATAGGTGGCGGAAATTACAACAAAGTGCCAAACGAGATGATACGTTGGATTTTGGCGTGCAACAACGAAGAAAAGTTTGAACTCAAGACTCGCCGACTCAACAATGCATTTTTGTTCAGTGGCCAAGCTCGTCCAGACGCTGATTTCAGTGCCACAGCCAGTGGCGCAGGCAAAAGTTTTGATCCCAATCAAGCCAAGAAAGCTTGGTGCTATTTGATCAGAAAAGGATATCAGCCCGAGCATGTGGCTGGTTTGTTGGGCAATTTCACTATTGAAAGTGCATTGAATCCTCGAGTAGATAGTAATCCCACTTTCAAAGGTTTGGCTCAATGGAATTCAGACAGGTTTAAAAACATGCCGCAAGCAATTGGTTTGAGTTGGCCGCAACTGAAAACGCTGTCAAATGAAACAGCTTTGGAAAAAAGCTTGGATTTTGTGGATTGGGAATTCAAGAACACTCATCGTTCAGCCTATTCAAAAATGCTTGCAACAAATAGTCCAGAATCAGCCGCTAGAGCAGTGAATGAATATTATGAAATCAGTTCATCAGGACTGCTGGGGCGTCAAGGCACTATCACACCAGAAGCACAAAGCCGATTCAACACTGCCAAAACCATTTATGATCAGTTGAATGGAACCCAGTGCGGCTAAGTTTGTTGCACTGAGATACCAGGCGGAATCAAGTTACTCACAGCACTTCCCAAGCCCAAAATAGGGCTGAATGCCAACCCAATAAATGTGCAAAATGTGAAGGGAATATATTTCAACAACTCTTTCAACAGAGGAACAAATTTCAAAATAGCTTGAAAAAACCCCCTTACCAGCTTCATCCACAGTTCCAATATCAGCGTGGGAATTTGTTCAAACAATTCTTTAACAGCTTGCATTATGCTGTTGAATCTGGTTTCCTTGCTCACAAGATTCTTTTCTTGAGGATTATCAGAGATTTTCAAAAGTTGTTTGACTTTTGTGGGAAAAGGCCAAGCTATGAATTTCAACAAAGGACCAAATGTTTTGTCCAGGAAGTTTTTGATATCAAACTCCAGGAAAAAGTCAATCATTTTTTGCATTTTTTCATTGGCACTGATGGCTAGGTCTTTTATGGGTTGCCAAACGCTATTGAAAATTTCTTCGAAGTTCAAGGACACCAAATTGGGAATATCAGGCAAACGAAGTGCTTGCCAAATTTTCCTTATGGGTTCAGTCAAGGCGCGCAACAACCGGAAACCTCTTTGAATTACGCTCAATAATCCTTTGTGAAACTCACTCCAAACTCTGCTGATGATGCTTTGTTTCTGCATCTCTTCGCTTTTCAAACCCAGTGTGCCATCAAAAGTGTCTTTCCACGGGCTGCCCAAGGCTCGGGCAATTTGATCTTTCCGTGCACCAATAGCAGCTCTGATCTTGGCTCTGCCTTCAGCACTCAACAAATCCCTTACAGTGAGATTGGGCAAAAATGGCAAAGGGATGTTCAAAAAGTTGAGATTGGGAATAATTTTTCCCAAAATGTCCAATATTTTCAGTTCCAGATACAGTTTGAAGTCATTGAACAATGCACGGAGTCGCACACCCATTTCCTGCTCTGGTACTTTGAGTTTGGGTCCATACACAGGATTGTCAACACTGCCCAAGGATGTACCAAATGTTTTGTCAAACAGTTTCAGTAAATTGTCAATGGCGTCAGAAATTTGTTTGGCAGTGGCAGTGACCTTGCATTGTGCTATTTGTGCCAGTTGACCAGGCAAGCTGCCCAATCCCCTACCAAATTCGTCCAAGTTGCTGAAGTTGGGCAACACACTGTCTGTGCATTCAAATCGGGGGAATTTAACAACAGGCGTCACGCCTTCACACGGGTCTATTGGAGGGGTCATAAAACTATTTAAATTGACAAGAGGAGGGAGATAAAATTAAAAAACGGTATGAATTTCAACACATGGCTAGTAACCAGCACAATCAATACCAAATTCTCTGTTTGGTCACCAAAACAACGACTGGATCAAACAGTCAACACCCTTAAAAGCATCAAGGACAAGGACCCTACCTCCAAAATAATTTTTGTAGATAACAGTATTGATCCCTTGGACACTACCCAACGCAATCAGTTACAACCTTTTGTAACCCTCTTTCATCAATGCAAACATAATGTATTTTCAATTGTGTGTAATACAACTGATTTCAACAAAGGAGCAGGCGAAATTTTGATGACTGAAGTGGGTCTTGATCTTGCACAAACAAACAATCTCATGGGTAAACGACTGTTCAAAATGTGCGGCCGGTATATCTTATCTTATAAATTTGATGTAAGTGTGTATGAGACTCCTCTTTGGCACGAAAAATATGTTTATAAAAACACTTATTGGGAGTATGAAAGCCAAAATGAAAAAACAGTGAAACAATTTCTTGAAACCAAATTATGGAGCATGTGCAACACTCTTGTTCCTGAATA